AATTTGAATCTTAACATCATCCTTATTTTGCCACTCTAAGTCGTTCTCAATTATATTCTGCTGAAAGTCAAAGGTCTCGGTGCGTGGGTTGTCACGATACCGCTTACCAACCACCAGCGTCTGGTTATCAAACCAGCTCACAAGCCCGTAATCATCTTTGAGCTTTTTTAATATTTTAGCCCCGTTCGCGTTGCTGATTTGGAACGGGCCAAGTTGTGCGTCCACAGCATCAATGGAACGACTGCCGCCAATCAAACTCGTAATATTGCTAATGCTCGCATTGTCATAGGTTTGTGTATAGCTGCTGTTTTTGAGCTGATACATTTCATCTTCACACTCAATCTCAACAGGCACCGTTTGCTTAACCTTTGTTACATAGCCCTTAAACTCGGTGTTCAGATCGGGTGAATAACCAAGGTTGATGATCACCGGCTCACCAACCTTCACCTCATTGATCAGCTTATTATCTTCAAACTTGAGCTTACGCGGTAGTGTGATGGTGGCCGTGTCGGTCAATTGCTGCCAGCTTTTGCTGATGGTTACGTTGGTCACATAGTCAAAGAATAAATTACCTATGGTAATCCTGCTATTTAATTTCAATAATGTCATGCGTCCGTATTGATCAAGGCCACGTCTTTCTCTGAAATTGCGCTGATATTTATAGCCTGGCTGTCTTCAAAGCCCTCAAGCGATGGAAAATTAAATTCTTCAATCACCAAATTGGTGATGTCAAAATAGTTAAGGAACCGGCTTACAACACTTAAACTGGTGTTCAGCTCAAGCTTGGCCAGCAACTCCTGTACATCATCCTCCGGATAAACGCCCTCCGGCCCAACCAGCAGCCCTTTAATCTTTACTGACCAGTCATTTGAACTGATGAGTTCTTTGACCGTCCCTTCACGCCCCTGCACGCTGGTCTGCTTGATGTTTTTGCTTTTGTTGACGCTAATAAGAGGGTCAAACGGAAACGTAAAAGCATCGTAAGGATCGCCTTCCTCCGTTTCGCCAGCTTCAATTTTAAGCTGGTCAAATTGCGATGTGCCTAAAGAACTACGCGCAGTGGGGCGGCCTTGTGCGGGTGTGTTCAGGCCAAAATAGGGGACAAACCCAAACGCTGCCTGAAACCTCTCATTAATTGCCTCAAGTGTGAGCTCAGCCATTTTTGCTTTAGTTTTGTTGTCGTTCGCTTTCTTTTCGCTCTTCCTCTCTTATCCACACAAGTTGCTGCCATTTGCGGAATAATGTTTCTTCATCGAGTTTTTCCGGAAAAGGGATGTGAAAGTAATACGCAAGCTGTGCGTATATTTTTTCTAACCAATCCGCACCGGAAGCCCCTTGTGATAATGGCGGGGCAATGTCCGTTATAGCTTCTCCGTCCTCGCCTCCGGCAAAGGGATAAGATCAGCGATTTGGCTGATGGCGCCAAAATAGAGGTTGTCATCACCTTGCACGTCCTCTTGGCCGGTAAGCAAACAGTTCTTAATGAGCACGCCATTGGCCCTGTCGGGCTTTTTGTCAGCAAACTTCATGTACTCGTTCACTACTGTTTTGTCAGGCACCCGGGCCACGCAGGTAAACTCGCCATTCTCTGGCGTTTCGCCCTTGCGGATGCAAAGCAGGCGTATTTTGTCATCGCCATACTTCTTTTTCCATTCGTTGATTTTTTCCTGAGTAACGCCCTCAGGTAGTGCCATGTTTTGCTTTTTTTGCGATGCCATAAATTGATTTTTAAGCAGTTCTTAAATAGCGCGGTTAAACTCGATGTCAGAGCAAATGCCGCTAAGTTCATGATCGATCTCCATATCACCTTGTGACGCGCCACCGGCTGCCTGCGTAAACTCAACATCGCGCAGAATGTCTGTTACCACCACGTTGTCATCGTTGGTGTATGTTATAGGAACATCAATAGGGGCCATGTCGGTCTCATCCTTGCCATTGCCCAAGCCGTTGCGCAAACGCATGATTTCCTTCATGGTCAAGGTAAAGGTCAGCTCGTAGCTCTCATTTCCCCGTGACCGAGAGGTCGGCTTACTGCCTCGCCCCATGTTGTTTTGCTTCTCTTTACTCTTTGTGTAAGATATGTTTTTAATCTCAATGGCAAGATTGCCGTTGACAACCAAGTCAATATCCTTCCATGCAAATGCTGCAGGTAGTGCCATTCAAATGCTTTTAAACTGTTTGTACAAATTCGAGTGTGCCCTTAATTTCAGCCACCTCGCCATATGGGACAATGCCAAATGCAATATGTAATACCTTGGGTGAATTAATTAATTCACTGTCAGGATCAGTCCTTACGGAGCGCCCGCTGATCTCATCCTCGTTAGTCATGTTAAAGTCAAGTGTTTTCTCACCGATTGTGTCGAAGTAATTGATCACAGATTGCGGCAGCTTGCCGGTGTTGGGATCAACCTGCTTGGGTGATTTGACTTCCGGCAAATAAGCTGCGCGTAACAAGCAGGCTGCTTTGTCCTTCACGCGGCCATTGCTGATGCTGTTCTCGTCTTTGGCAAGTGGGGCACACACATGGTCATTGTTCCAATAGTAGCCGTCAATGCCTTCATAGGGCTTGGCAAAAATGAATCCCTTATCTTCAAGTGTTTGGTATTGACTGCTGAAATTGCCAACATAATTGCCGTTTGATAACCCTGCCGTCACGTAATCATTGGTGCCAAGTTCTTGTATGTTGCCAACCTGAATCCAGCCAATGTTCTCATTGACTGCGCGGGCACTTACGGAGCCGAGCAGTGTGCCAATAGCTGCCCGCTTTTCGTATGCTGTGCGGTCATTGACAATCTGCATATCGCTGGCAATAGTTAGCGAGACTTTTGTAGCTTCTGCGCCACTTGTACGCAAGTTGGGAAGGCCCGCAAATAAGCCGTTATTATCTTGCACATCCGGGCATTCCATCAAGACTTGCAATGGCCGGAACTGCCCGTAAGCCCACTCCGCGTAGTTTTGTGCGGTACTTATATTGGCCTCCACCTCTTGCGGGATGTTATTCGTGTAGTTGCCGCTGAGAAAATTGTGGTTGATCATCACGCCAAGCTGCCTCACTTCCCCATCGGTTCGATTGACAAGCTTGCGGGCGTATTCCAAATCGGGATCATCGAATAGATCGCTCAGGTTTGAGAGGTTGGTGCCCAGTGTTGACTTGTCGATGGGCATGATGTACAGCTTGGGCTTATCCGTGTTCATACGGTAGAACTCCCTGATGTTCCAGTAGAGCAGCTCGTCATTTGTATCGTCATACGTGTCATCAATACCAAGTGCCTCAGCATCCTTTACTGAGAATACCGGCTCAACATCGCCAAAACTGCCAAAGCCAGGTGGCTTTGTGGTAACCGGAGCAATAAGGGCGCTGATCATGTCGGCTCCCCTATTCTTAGCCGTCAGGTTGCCGCTTTGCTTCTGTATGTTGATGCCTTTTACGTTAGCCATTTAAGTGCTGTTTTATAATTTTTGTAGAGTCTCTTGCTGGATTTCTGCTCCTAGTTTGGGCTGCTTGTCGAGCTCATCAATTGCATTTTCAATGCCCTGGGCAATAGTTTGCCTACCGTATTTCACCCAAGGGCCATTCTGGTGTAAAACGCCTGCTCCAATGGCATCGTAAATCAGTTGCTCGGTGTTTACTTGTGTAATTCGTTTATTATTAATCACATCCTTACGCCATACCCGTTCACCTGATGCCTCAGCAGGTACTGTATTAATATGATAACAATGGCTGCCATCTACCCAAACTTCTTCTGCTTGCGGGTAATGATGAAAATACCCTTTGGCAGCGTGCAATTGCGTTATTGTCAACTCCTTAGCCATCATCTTGCTGTTGCTTTGCTTCGTCCTGGTGTTCTTTGCGCTTGCGCCACGCATTGCCAAGCTTTTCAATGCCGCGTGAGCCAAAATAGAACATAGTGGCTGCTGTGAGAAGCTGTTTAAGCAGCGCTACATAGCTCGGTTTGACGTTAAACTGGTATTCACCAAATTGCACATTGCCATCGGTGAAAGCCATTACTGTTAGAAACGCCAGGCTATAAACCAGCACAAGGGGGCGCACATTTTTGGAGAGCCAGCTGTCACTATTCATGTCACTGGCATGGCGCTTGCTCACTTCCTGCTCTAACTTGAGCTTATGGTTTTGCACGGTCTCTTTCATGAGCCGCTTAAGCTTCGCTTTGTCCTCTTTAGAGGTGACAAACCGATCAACGTTCTTACCGAGCGAATCGACAAGTTCAGAAAAGGCCCCGCCTATCCAATTGCCAACGTTAAAGCTCATTAGCATTCCTTGTTTTGATCAGCGTGCTGATCAAGGTTAATAATCTCAATAACCGGCTGACTTGCTGATACGATATACTCAACCAGTTTGGGATATGTGCGCATGTAAGCATTTTTTGAATTGCCTACAAAGCCCGTTTTTATTTTGTTATTTCTTGCCCTGTCACCACACAAGAGGCAACCGGCAGTATCTTCATCGCTGTTGCCAATGTGGTAAAGGATATACTTAAAGTCAGGCACATTCTCAATGTGCACCATGCCTTTATGCAAATTGCCAAACGTGGCTTTATACTGTTCATGCTTGCCACCTTCGTCACGTAATGCCAGCGGATAAGTGCCTGCCGCAATGCGCGTTTCACCATAAACCTTTTTATTGCGGTGCTCATCTTCAAGCGTAAAGTGTTGAAACAAGCCATTCAAATAAAATAGCCCAATAGTGTCCTCCTGGCCTTCGGAGAAGCGTAACACCGTTGGATGTTGGGGGATTGTTAAATGGCTCATATTTTTTACTTTACCTAAGTGGCGCCTATTTCCGTCTGGGAAACTCAGCGCCACTTTCTGCTTAAAGATTGTAGCGGGGGCAGGGTTCGAACCTGCGACTTTCTGATAATGAGTCAGACGAGCTACCTTCTGCTCCACCCCGCTAAATATTATGAGACAAGCTGACGGAAGGGCAGTGTGCCCTCCGCATTACGCCAGCTTACTTGCTGTCTTAGGACTGTTGTACAAGTGCTACAATGCCTTTTTCATCGCTGCGGCTCTTGCTGCCGCCTGCCCTTACTTCGGCACTCATCACATCACCGTAATATTCGGGCTTATCTTCCTCCGCATATACCTGCACCGAGCCTTTGGCCTTCCGTACCATTGACCGGCTCCAGAATATGCCGCCAAGGTTGGCTCCGGCTGCGCCACCCCAATCGGGCTGCTTGCGTTGCGGTGTTGAGCTGCTGTCGTAAAATGCAGCCTTGCTTCGCACAAAAATGTTGATACCGAGAAGTTGACCAATTGTGCCTGAAACTAATTGAGCAGAACCAATTTTGTCAGCATGCACAAAGTCGTTAATCAGCATCAAGTCAGCTTGGTATTCGGGGGGTACAACAGCAAATAGCATGTTGTCATCTGTGGGCACGTCCATGCGGTCAAGAACCTCACGAACCTTGACAATATCTGAGCGTGATACCCGCTTCCGTGTGCCGGTTGCACTTGGTGCCGTTGCATCGCGGGTGTCACTGTCACTCGTGCGCACAATGTTGTCGCCCTTTGTTGGTGCCCAGGCATACGCAGTATCAGCAGCCACATCGCTGTTGATCATGTCCTGGTGTTCCATCAAGACGTTTTGACGCTTTTGGTAAGACAGCTCCACTTCCTCGGTATTTTGCACAAGGATGGGGTTAGTTGAGTAGCTGTCCAGTTCGTAAGTCAGCTCCGAATCAGTGCGCTGGCTGATGGTAGCAGGCAATGATGTGCGGTTCTTAACCACGTTCGGCTTGCTGCCAGCTTGTGGAATGTGCACGGTCTTGCCCTCTATGACGTTGGGCGTATCGTCAATCGCATTTTGATAAAATGCGTTGCTGGGGAAAAGGTTTTCCTGCAAATCGGAAAGCCAAATTTCTGTTTGAATAGCCATTAGCGGTGTTTTAGGTTTTGTTTAGGTTGTTGGACTCATAACGCCTTGGTCAGTTAGTTAATTCGGTGTTAATTTTTATGTAATTTGTTCCGTTCCAAATAAAGTCG